AGTTTGTATATCATCAATATTCGTAATAGCATCTACCCATCCTTGTATATCGTTTCTCTTGACAAATATCCCTGCATCTGCGAGACTATCTCTAAAGCCTAGTATATCTGAACAGATAACAGGAATATTGCAACAGAGAGCTTCTATTTGAGCCATTCCGTAACTATCATACTCGCTTGGCGCAATAAGTAGCTTTGTCATTGCCAAATACTTCCGTATATCATCTACCAATGGGACGTACTTTATGTTTTTGACTTTCTCATCTTTGATCTGGTGATAGTAACCGCCCTGCACTGCTAGAAACTTTGTTTTAGGCATTCTCTTTGCAATCTCTATTAATATCTGACCGCCTTTGTTTTCGTTATGGTTTATAAGCGTTACATATTCAGCGTCTGGTCTATCAGTTGAGTAATCTCTGTAATCTATTGGAGCATACAAAGTGTAGGTTTCCTGATTGTAGTTTAATTCTCGCTTTGTGTTTTGGCAGTTGTAAACTGTGTACACATTCGGTCTGATATTTACCTGCGGATAACCTACGTTATTATGAGCAAAGTTTATTACCTTTTTAGCTTTTAGCCTTTGCTTATTCATTGCATAGTAAGTGCCAGATAGTTGGCAGAATACTAAATCTGCCCAGTCCCACAAATTATTATGGCAGTCTTTGTAATTATCTTTAGCCTTGTAGATTTCTATGCCCTCAAAACTGTAATTCTCAGGGCATCTAGTAACGGCCTTTACCTCGTGACCTTTACTCATTAAATACTTTACAACGCGATGCAGATAGATTTCAGATCCTGCCCTCTGGTGTGGTAAGTAAATGCCTGGACTTAATAGGATTTTCATGTTACCGGTATAAACAGATATGGTCTTTGTATCTTTAATGTTCTGCCATCGTAATTATGCAAATCGCTTCGATGGTAATGTATAGCTTGTATTCGACTAGCAGGATTATACAATGCATACCCAGCGCTATGTAACTCATAGGCTATTCTGTTATCACAACCGGGTATGCCTAAATAGAAATCGCAAAAATTAACATTTCGCATCTTGCCTCTAAATATCCAGACATCTTGACTAAATCTCTCATTGTGTAGCTTTAGACCTCCCGGCTTATCATCCCATCTACTTAGCGCTATGCATTGGCGCTCATATAATGTTAGGTTACTCAGCGTATGATTAAAATAAATATCCGTATTGGCAACTATTGATATATCTTCTCTGCTTGTTACTGTTCTATCAATTAAGTTAAAAAAGTCCCTATATGTCGGTCTTTTAAATGGTATAATTACCAATTTGTCAGATTTTGGCAACTTAACCTGACCCTCTACGAATAAATAAATTTTATTAATATGCGGATTAGCTAAATTCTTATTTAAGCAATATATTAACTCTTTTTGCCTAACTGCGCTTTTATCTGTGTAAATTGAAGTAAAAAGATTAATCATACTGATTTATTATTTCTTTATAATTTTTATGGTATTTATCTATGGCATGATACCCAACAGATCCATATTCAAACTCTGTTTCTACCGCAAACTTATTGCAGGTTTCTTTATCGGGCAACTTATACCCCAGATGCCGCATCATGTTACAAAAGTAAATATCTTCATTGCCATGTACTGCCATTCCTTGATAAGGATGATTTAAACAAATTTCGTGCATAACTTTAGGATTGCGAATACTTAAACCTCCATTCATGCAACCTGGTATGTTCTTAATCCACGCTCCGATAAAATCCCATTCCAAAAACTCCTCAATCCCATCTTTAAGTAATCCAGAATCATGTTGAAACACTAGCACCCGGTCAAACCTACAACCACGCCAAAAACTAGGATTAGTCAAGATACTATTATAAATCTGAGGAGTTTTTATTTGGTAAATACCATCTTCATACGGCGGTCTAATATTAAATACATCCCATGAGTTAGGTATAAACCTTTGATGCCTTTCGATTGCTTCCTGAGCCACATCTTCCCGATCATCAACTATTATAGCTGCATTCATACTAATTCTTTGTTGTAATTATGATGGCTTTTTAAATAGCTTGGCAAAATTGATTTATCAAATGGGACAGGATTCCAAAGGTTTAAGGCTACACAATGCACATCACCAAACTGCTTACTAGGTTTCCATTTATAGAAACATTCATTTAGCCAGTCTTTACGGACCTCGTGAGCGTGACCAAATACATTATACTTGTATCTCATAATAGGCTCAGGTTGACAAGTACTAAAATGATAGATAGTCTGCTTTAGGTTTAAATCCTGAGTATGTTCTTTTCTATGCAGATTCTCTAATCTAATCGGTCTGAATCCATCATAACAAGCATAGTCAAAAGAGCGCCAAAAATTAATAAAACCGTCAATTCCATAAAATCTATCAATTCCCCAATATGCATACTTAAATGATGCTTCTAATTCATCTGTTTTGTACACCTCATCCGAATCTACTGTAAGCACCAAATCATAGCCATCTGAGTATTTATATTTAACTGCTCTATGCTCACTTTCCGCTCCATATCGTTCCTCTCTATGCCAAATCATCTTATCACCTAATACGCTTTGGCAGATGCTAAAAATATAGCCTTCTGAATCTGGACATTGCAGTAGCGTTCCATGACCTTGCGATGGTAAAACGCTATAAGCTATAACCATTTTATCTACGTTATGCACAACGGACATAAGAGCCTCACGCAGATAATCACCTGCGTAGTGAATTGTCATAAAACCTAAGACTTTAATTTCCATTGTATTATATTTTTAACCATTGAATCAAATGTGTAATTCTCTTTGACAAACTCATTGCCTTGCTTTGCTATTAAGTCCCGCTCCTCTTTATGGTCATCCAGATAGTATCTTAATAGTACCATTAAATCATAAAGGCTATTCCATGTCCTTACATGAACGTGATCTATAAAAGGCATATTAGGGTATGCTTTGCATAAACAGAACGCTCCAGATCCTAGTATTCTGTATATCCTATCTGAACTATATGAGTCCTCATCATAATGGCTTAGATTGATTGCTATCTTGGTTGCTCTGTATGCCTTAGCCTCCTCAGCCTGAGAATGGTTATAATTACCCGATACATTAAACCAGTTATTTCCATAAACGCCATACCTATTGCCAAAGTGTTTATTTAGCATCGTATTCATTTCAATCCTTAACCTGCTTAACGGAAATTTATCACCTCCGTAATTATTACCGAAAAAAGAAATCTCTTTGCAATTACCTATCTCACCTTCTGGTGTATAAATCTCAGGATCGTATCCAATCTCTAAATAACCTCCGTTTGATACGTTCCTTACATCTCGCATATTAGAGAACAATGTTTTATCTACATAAGGAGCCATCTGTATCATCCATCCTGGCGTTTCATTTCTTATATCGCCGTTCCAATTACAAATCCATGCGCCTGTTTCTTTCATAGCCTTAACAGTCTCTATCTGAATAATGTTAGGTGCTTGAATTTGCATAAAGATTATATCAGGCATAAACTCTCTAGCTATTCTGACTGCTTCTTGGTTTACATCTTTTGCACCTGTTGATAATTCTATGTAATCATCACAATTAGCTAAAAAGGCTTTACGTGCCGAATCATTGGGAGGAGGTGCAACCATTAATCCTAAATGGAAAATTCTCATATTTTACGGATGTTATCCCAATCTCTTAGGAACTCTAATATTGATGGGTAATTAACTCGCCCTGCACCGCACTTTCTGCGAACATGAATCCAACCATTTATAACGCCAATACAGATTTTATACTCTTCATTCTTGTATAATCCTGCTTCACCGATAAAGTTGGCTTTAAACATAAACAAATGTACTTATTTTAATAACAAAAAAAAACCTGCCGATTTCTCGACAGGCTTTCCCCCATAAACACTAAAAAAGTTAGCTTGGATTAGCATTAAGTGAACCAGTCACAAATGCATCAGTATAGTAAATAGGAAGTGCTATACGACCCTCAACACGAACTGTAATTTTGTTCTCACGAACGTTAGTACCATCTTCCTCAAAGAACCTAACAATCGGATTCTCACGAACATAAAGCTGAGCACCTTTTGACCAATCTCCAACAAGGTACTTAGAATCACTCATTGCAGTAGATTTGAATACCGGAATACCTGAAATAAACATTTGACCATTTACAGAGGTTACAGTTCCTAGTCCTGGCAAAGTGTAATCATTGGTAGTTCCTCTAGTAAGTAATAGAGCATAGTACTGCTCAGGACTTAACAAGATACCATTTGCAGAGTGATTGTTTCCATCAACTTGTGCAATTGAATCAACCAACTTCTCAACCTGAATAGTACGGAAACCTGAGTAAGCCTCAGCATTGGTAATCAAACCACCTAACTGTGGAGATACACCAGTTCCGTTCAATAATTGATTATCTTCTGCATCAAGGTATTGCTCAAGTAAACGAGACTGAAGGTATGAACGCATTGCAGAGATATCATCAAGCGCCTTGCGTGTGATACGCAAGTAACCTGCAATAAACTCAGAAGGTGCAACCTCTTCTGTCAAATCATAGTCAATCTGTGATTTGCTTCCTGAGTTATCTGCCCATGCTCCAACTGATCCCTCAGAACCTGTTTCTTGCAAGTAGTGAATTGCAGAAGTAGTCATAACTCCAGCATCTAGTAATGATCTGATGTGCAACTTACGCGGTGCAGCTGGGATAATGCCCGGTAGCATCTGTACGTTTGCAGCAGCTAGATCAGTAATATTAGATAGTGACATATCGCCAACTGTCTTTAACTCCATTGCAAATGACTTAATCTCTTTTCTTTTGAATTTCTCCAAATTATCAAGGTTCTCATCCATTGCAGTAGCAAAAGCCTGTTTGAAAGAAACTGGCGCTTTACTTTGAGCATCCATTTTAATTCTATTGTTTTCTGATTTGGCTTCAAGCAATGCTTTGTCCATTTCATCAAATTTAACAGTCGTAGATTTTTGCAATTCTTCTAGCTTTAAATCTGCTGCCTTTGTAGCTTCGCTGATAGCGTTTGAGATGATAGTCTTTGCTTCATCTAATGTTTTGGCTTTGTTTGCATCTAGCAACTCCTGAGCCTTTAATTCTAAATTGTCCATTTTTATTTTTTTAAGACGTTAATTAAACTTGTTAATATATTCGGCTCATCAGTTTTATGAGTGGCAATTACCGGCTCTTTATCTAATAGTGAATTTTTACCTAAATTAAAAGCCTGTAGTTGAAATTGCTTTAATGCAATTTCTAATCTGCCAAACCCTTCATCCGTTAAGCTGCCATCTTTTAGCAACTTAATCATTTTACTTATCTGATCATTAATCTCACCCATTGTCAAGGATTTAAACCCTGTAAATGGAGTTTCTGGATTTGCACCCAGAGTGACATTTGATCCCTCGTATAACTTAATCTCTTTGATCATGCGCATTCCTGTGTTTTGGTCATAATCTGCCTTAATGGTTGAAAAACCAATAGAGTGCTGAACAACAATGCCCTCAGCATATAATACCATCGCATCCTTGCCGTAGCTTGTAGGTGCTATAGAACTCTCAAAGTATATACCTTTATCCTGAGCCTCTAATACCATAGGTTTCCCATGCGGTTGCGACCAGTTATGCTGATTCAAAAAGAATATCTCATTTGATCCCATAGGACCACGTTCTGCGATAGTTTTAGTCGCTGCGCCCGGCATGATTATATCATCATCGTAATCAATATTGCCAAAACTAGCGAAGTAGCCTGTGACTGTCATCCTTTCAGAATCCATGTCCTTAATCTCAGCTTTAAAGTTCTTATATTCTAATAATCCTTTCATGTTTCAAATATAGTTATATTTTAATTATCTTTTTAAATAGGGTGCAGTTCTAGGTTTTAGTATTGGTAAACCATCTGCATCCTTTATCGCTTCGGTAGCCATTACACATCGGCAATTAATAACTTCAGATGCTAACTGACTTGGCGGAGTTCCTAAAGGATCGCCAGGATACATCATTTCAGTAACTGCATTAGTTTTAGGATCTCTGACCATAAAAGGCTGATTAATTCCTATTCTATCCTGTGTCATTGCTAAATGTGAAAGTCTCGTTCTTTTATCTTTAGTATTAATCCAAAATTTTGCAACCTCATAATCAGAACTCTCAGCACCTAGATTTATTCCATGATTAGCTGCCGTAGTTGATTCTGTTCGTGCTATCACTAAAGACCTTGCTCTGTTAAATGCAGGATCATTTAGCGTTTCTTCAAATAGCTTTGCCTGTTCTCTTCTGGACAAATTTTGTCCTAAAATATTGGCTAATAAAGTCTGTATCTTATCTCTTGTTGTAGTATCAATTCCTTGCACTTTATTATATCCAATAAATCTAAAGAAATTGACCATCTCCTCATACCATTCGGCATTAAAGAAATCTATTATAAAATCCTTTTTAGTTTTAGGTACTGAATTGCGAATCCAGTCATAAGAAAATGTCGCAGCTGATACGCCAACCTTTGTGTAAATTTGTTCTAATCCTGAATACAAAGGTTTCTGTTGAACTAAGAACTCAATGTATAATTCAATGTTATCGAAATTGTCCTCATTTACAAATTTTGATACTGCACCTGTTTGATCGTCTAATGCTTTCTTGATGATAGGGTAAGCATAAGCCTCATACTCTTTATGCAGCCTTAAATACGTTTTGTGATATTTAACACTACTTGCCATTTATGGTTGCATTGTTATACGCCTGATCTAGCGACAGTTCATCAATAGGTACTAAGTTAGCCGGTACATAAATATTCCCCATCTCTGGAGTGCTGATCTTGTCATAACCCTGAGCAATTCGTTTCTCATCTGGAGTAATCCAATATGAGTTAGCCAACCATGCAGTAAGCCTTTCCATATCCTCTTGCATCTCAGGATAACTACTAAAATCAAAATCAAAGTAGTATTTCTTTCCGTATGCCTTAGCGTATGGCTCGCAAACAAACTTGTTGATAGCATCCCTGATCTTGCGAGATAATGGAGCAGTTGCGTTATAAATTAACTGCTTAGACGCCCAACCCATGTTATTATCCGTAGATGCGGCTTCACTACCTGAAAACTGTATAGGAACGTGAAACGCTGCATAAATCTTTCTGGTGTCTATGTTAAGTGATTCGATTAACTGCAAATCAGTTGATGGCATTCCTATCTGTGTCCATTTTAAAGGCCCTGAACTAGGGAAAATCCGATCCATTAAAGTCTCGCCACGTTTAGCCTCTACAAATTTCTCCTTTAGCACATTCATCTGATCTTTAGTCAAACTTGCACCCGGTCCATCTGGTGAGATAAAACCATAAGCGCCTCCATTACGTATCTGCTTTAATAATTCGGCATCACCCTCATTTTCTTTTAGTACATTTCGGTAAATAGCTTTTATTGGTGATTGTCCATAAAGTTGCGCACCTGTCAGAGTAAAATCAGGATTAAAGGATTTAAAGTGAACAACTTGATTAGCCGGTATTGGAACTTCGGTCATGTAAACAGATCGCATCTGATAGCCTTTTATTGGCTCAAACATTCCGCCAGAGATAATCTCTATAAACTGACTAGGCAAAGAGTATAACTGTGACCAGATTTGTTTCTCGGTCATTGCAGGATCCTTGCCATTCCCAAAGATATATCCATCGCCAGTACATAAGAAAAAACCTGCTAAATCAGTCATCCACTCTTCATACGTTTGCTGTGGATTAGGTTTTGCTAATAAGTCAAGAATTGGATTGCTTTCAACTTGATTAAACATCTGCTCTTTTAACTGCAATGTTCGCATCTTAGCAGTCGGGCCATCAGCCATTGACATATTTTCATAAACCTTGAGATCCTTTTTAGTCACACCCTCTTTAATCTCATAAAGACAATAAGCGCATTCAGATATTTTCTTTGAGATAATATCAATGCAAGTATAAACATCTGCGTTTTTCTTAAATCCTTCATCTACAAACTTTACCTTATCTTCAAAATCAACTATAACCTGATTATTGCCAATCCATCCAAAAACATTCTGGTTGTAAAGGTTAGCGGTTATTTGTTGTTGAAGTCCAGGCATTAAAGCCTCTAGCTGAGAGGTAGCTGCTTTATCTATGTCAGCTTTAAATATTTTAGAAAATAAGCCCATTTTAGTTCCAATCAAATGAATATTCTTGTTTAATTTTAGATGCTAATTTATTCAATGCCACATACCTCAAAGGATCAATAAGGTGATTAAAAGCATCTATCGGCTCATTTAGCATCCTGCCTGTTTTATCTTTTTTCCAAATGTAACTAAATAATTCCTTTTTAAAGTTATGGCTATTTGCCGTAACATTTATTTTATATCTTTTAAGGATATCAATGCCTTGCTTAATACTGTCTGGCCCTTTCATTGCGCCATGAATATTAAATCCTTCTGCATAGATTTCCTGTATTGACTTGGGCTCTGCACTATCTGCAATTATCTCCTGATCCTCCGTTACCCCAAATTCTCTTAGCTTCCGGCATATATCCATATTGGTTAGCCTAGTCTCATAACACATCTCATTTACCCATAGTTCGCCACCTGACTTATAAACCTCTATAATACCGGTTGGATCATTAGTAAAACCAAAGTCAATGCCATAGCTTATAAGTTCCGCATCTTCTGGTATCCGTTCACAGATTGCCCAGTTACGGAATATCACGCCTTCAATCTTACCTGTCAAACCTCTGGCATAAACGCGCCACAGTTCTAAATCTAAATCTTTTATAGCTTCGATTCTTTGATGATCCTCCTTAGATATAAATGGATTATGCCGATGGTCTGATATGATCAGCTTTGTATTTGGCTGACCGATTAGCTTAGTATGCGCCCAGAACTCATTAGTCGGGTTGTAATCAATATAGATTTGATTCTTTGTCCTAATTGCTAACTGCCAATATATCTGATAGCTTATACCATTAGCCTCATTCACGAATAAATAGTCACGCTTACCATTCTTAGCTGATTGCTCATTCTCAAAGGAAACAAACTCTATCAGCGATCCGTTAGTAAAGTAGATAATCCGTTCAGTCTTATTCCAGAATTTAAGTTGTGATTGCAGGTATTTGTTATCGGCAAAGATATTTTCAGCATCCCTGTATGCGCCTTTTCTTAGATTAGGTAATGATTCACCGGCTACTGTTATGACTGACCTCTGTTCGGTTACTGCTTTATAGAATAACAGTTGCATAATGGAATACGTTTTACTTGAAGATGTGCCGCCCTGGTTAATTAATACTTTCTCTTTAGCATTGTAATTCTCATAAAAGACAGGAGAGGATTTAAACATTATCTATTTCATTTTCATTACTTGCTAATGGAGGAGCAGTATTGTAAATAACTGGAGCAGGGATAACTAATTCACCTTTAAAATCCATATCAATTTCCTGCTTTGGTACGCCATAGGCCGAATCCAGTATTGCCCTATAGGCAACGGTATCTTTTTGCCTGATCATCTTATCAGCCTGAATAATTGTTCCCATCTCTTCAATTGTCATTGATTTGGTAATTTCAGGATATTGCTTTTGTAACTGTTCTAAAACCTTATCAGGATATATGGCAGTCATCTCTAAAACCTTTCTTGCAATAGTTGATCGATTCTTTATGCCTACAGGCCTACCATTGACGTTTCCGCTTTGACCTTTCTCGTAAACTATCGCACCTCTTGGGGTTTCTCCTTTTTTAAATGGCATGGCCGTTACGTTTAATAATTAAATTTGCATCTAAGGATTTCATTCTATTTACAATTACATCGCAGTATTTTGGATCTAACTCCATTCCAAAGCACTTACGTTTAAGTTGGTGAGATGCTACCATTGTAGTTCCGGAACTCTGGGGTTGTTTGGATTGGACTTTATACTGGATAGTTTTATCATTTCTGATGTGTTTCTGTTAAATATCAAAGTTATAAAATAATTCCTGCAACCTCAAAACCGTTCATATTTGCTTAACTATCCCTCAAAATTACAAATTTCTTTTAACCTTTGGATTTTTACCTGCTCCCAGCTTTTCCAATTATTAAACCATCCAGCATCCTAAATGCTTTTACTAAATCTTCATCTTTATTCATCATATAATTCCAGTATAACAGTATAACACCAGTATAACAAGCCTTTGTTATAGTGTAACTATCTGACTATCAATTAGTTAACCCCCACTATAACACTATAACACGATTTTCGCGTTTTTATAAATTTATTCCTGTATAACAAATTTATATATAATAATAATAGGTTATTTTTATTATCTACTGTTTTTGTTAGAGTTGTTATACTACTTTTACAAATACGTGATTTCCTTGTTATACTGTTATACTGCTCAAAAAAATGGGTTTTTAGTATCATAAAGCTTGTTTTTAGTATAACAAGCTCTTTGTTATAGTGCTGTTATAGTGTTATAGTGCTGATTTTTGTAACTGTTTGATAATCAGAAGATTTTTTCATAATTGGCGTTTTTCTGTTCGCCTGATTTTAAAAGTAGCTGATCTTTCTTATCACTCCATCGACCTATCACAACTCTGACATATTCAGGCTTAAAGTTGAAATTTTTTGCAATTTCAATGGCTGTTTTCATGGAAAAGTTAGCAGGAAGTGACCTAAAAAAGTCCGCAAGGTTTCCAGATATCTTGTCAAGCGGTGTCAATGGTGCCAAAATTTTCATTGATTTATGCATATTACCTAAGAAGTATTCAGTTAATCTTATGGCGCGTTCCATGGCTTGATTTGATACTATTGTGCTAATATTTCTACCATCATACATCACCTGAATGATAAGGGAAAAACGTAGGCAATAATCCTGATATTTTGCGATAACTCCTTTAATGTTGTCATCTGGGGCAAAGTTGTATTTCTTGTTTTTGTTGTTAAACCATTCGGCATAAAGCTGATTAGCCTCATGTGATAAAGTATAATATCTTTGATTTTCCCTAAGTGATAATAGAGATAAAAATAAGTCCTGCATCTCGTATTTTATTACGAAAGGTATTTCATATTTTTCCCAGTCTTTCTTTTTATCGGGTTCAGGATAGCAAAATAAAAAACGATGGTAAAATCCGTTATGCTCATTTTCTTTATTGCTTAACGAATCTAATACACCCGGCTGTATGCCTCCGACTATTGAACAAAACGGATTTTCTACCTTGTTTTCATCGCGTGATATACGTTGCAATAAAACTGGAGAACCTGACCATAATTCAAGCCATTTCTGAACCTCGTCATTATCACCGTAACGGTTCATCCGTTTAAGGAATCCGCTTAACTCATCCGCTAAGATGCAGCATCCATCAGGATTATGTGATAGAATCTTAACCACCATTTCAATAGTACTATCTTTTATAAGTATCTGTTTCATTGATGGCGGTGTTGGTTCGTCTATGCCATCACCTTTCTTTTGGTTTTTGTATTCACCAAGTTTTAATTTATAGATTTCCTTTTCTGCTAGATAGTCTTTATACAGCTTTGCATCGTATGATTCAATATAACTAAACATAGTCTTTAACGATGGGCTTTTGGAAGCACCAGGAGGCGCCACCATTGCGATATAAAGTATCGGCTTAACACAATAACCATCATTAGCTATAAGTGTCGCTGAATTGCCTATAATGCTTGATACAGCACCAAGTGCCGCAGCGGCTAAATAATCATGTTGAATATGACTGTAATTTATAAAGTCAAGTATAGTATCCGGAAATATATCATACGGAAATTTCAATCTATCAACTGGGATTAACGGCTGATTGGTGACTGGTTCTTGTTCTATAATTTCAATATTTGCGCTATCGCAAATAATCTGAATCTTATCTACTGTTGAAGTCCAGTCCTTATCCTGATCGTAATAAACTAATCTTGATGGGCTTAAATTCCAGCTATGATCGTCCTTATCGGTACGAGTTCCCCAATGAGGAAAACCAGGTAATGATGAAGTAAATAGCTGAACATTTTTTGTATTAAAATAAACCTTTGCAGATAGTTTGGCTTTTGAACCTTTACGTAAATAGGCAATAAATTTGTCCTTTTTGAAATACTTATAATCCCGGTTCACAAATAATCCTATTTCGTTTAATACTAAATCAAGTGCTTCATCGGTAATATTTCTATCAAACTGCAAGCATAGGTTTTCATATTCTCTAGGATACTCAATAATAATATTTGAGCGTTCCCCAGGCACCGGGACGTACTTATCAAATGATTGAGCGCATGACATTAGGGTATCAAACTCATCATCTGTCAATTCGTCTAAATCAGTAAACTCATTGTGAAACATATTATACCCAGGTGTAGGGTCACAATAGGAAAGTGTACCACCGGTATATAAGGCAATAACCTCCTCGCCTTTAATTTCTCTAGCTAATGATACTTTGCTTTTTAGTTTCGAATATTTGATGTATACGTGATATCCAGCGTTTCTGGTTTTCTCAATACATATTTTGGAAAATATTCCATCATCCTGAGATTGAACGGCTTTCATCCAAATATCAAATACAGCTTTATCATCTGTATTTTTCAGGTCAAAGTCTATACATCCAAAAGGTGGGAATAATTTTAAAGCTATACCATTGGAAGCGGAAACATCTTTAATAAAATTTGAGAATGTACCTTCTGTATAATTTTCCGCTGTGACTTTACCATGCTCAATACAATGGGAGGTAGCTGATCTTGTTTCTGCATCCCAGATTAATGGAATAGGCTTCAAACCAAGTTTGAAAAGTTCTATAAAGTAGTCTGCATTCATATAGATTGAATTAAAGATAATGCAGCCTCTTTTAGCTTTTTAGTAAACACATTGTTATCACAAGCCCATTGAAGGTACTGTAATTCATCTTTATCGGTCATGCTATCAAGTTGCCTTCCTGCATACTTTCCAAAGTGAATTGTCAAAGGCTTGTTAGTCGATATATTTGTAAGGAATCCACCACATTTACAAGTTGCTTTATAGTGTACGTTTTTGTCAATTTTATAATCATTTACCCTGCCGCATCTTTTGCAGGTTATGTCTTTACCATTAATTCCGCATGCAATTGCATAAGCCTCATGCTCAAAATAATCCGGGTGAAATTCCCCATAAAAAAATGGAGCATACTTGCTTCCTTTGTGCATCAATACGCACCAGCAATCAACAAAATAACCATCTTGAAATGTTGGATAATCTCTAAATGTCAGATTCCCTTCAAGCAAAACAATATTAGCTTTTTTTGATGCTTCACCCGCGTATCCTTTAAGCTGATCACTTGCCGGGTATTCACAACATTTAAGGTAAAGATTATGTTCTTCGATATAGAACATAGATTTTTCTGGGTAAAATTTTGGTGTATATCCCAATTTTGTGAGATACACAAAGTACTGTTCTTCTTGCTTATTCATATTTGTTTAAAATGTAAGCTAATAAAAAAGAGGTTACCAGCCGTTCAGATTTGCGCTATCCTACTAAGCCGGTAACCTCCGTTAATATTTTATGTGTCAATTACTTAAAGCGCAATCAGTAACGACATCACTAATATACTAATTTTTCAAATAACTTTCCAGAACTTCTTTCGCTTGCTCAAAGCCTTCAGCAATCACAACTTTGTAACCTATGGATCTAAGCAAATTATGCATGGCAGCTTGTTCCTGCACGTGCTTTCTGGATGACAAAGAACCATCCTTTAAAAAGGTTCCGGAATTAATCCGCTTTAGTTCAATGAATAATCCGATGTAAGTCCCGGACTTGTGATAAACCTGCACATCCGGAAAACCCCTAAACGGATCTAAAATCAGTTTAATGTTCTGCATCTGCCCGGAAAGTTTCCCGGCAGACTGTATATCAGAACGGAATAAAAGGTTAGGGTATTGTAGTTTAATCCATTTACAGAATTGCAGCTGCACGCTCCATTCGGTTTGCTTTAGATCTGATTCCTTAACCACCTTTGCGCTTTTGCCGGAATTGTACATATTTAGGGGATCGTATTTGTTGAAGGTCATTTCCTTTTATCTTGTGCAGCCCAGCCGCGTTTCATTTCTTTTACCCATTCTTGAATATATTCTCTTTGCTCCGGGAACTTTTGCCAAAAGTACCTTTCTCGATCTAACCGGTATTTCCGTAACCAGTCCGGCTCCCGGTATGGCTTCGGCTTTGCTTTCGAACGAATTATTGGGTTCTCGATTGCTCTGCCTTGGCCATCGGTTGGGATGTGTTTTGGAGGCATTAGAATAAAGTTAAGATACTGCCTTTAACTGTTTCAACCCAAAAGTATCAGGCATGTCATTAGGACCTACACTTCCATCCTTTAAAATTCGCATAGCATCCAGCGTTAATTTATTTGCCTTTATGATTTGAGCAGCTACTCCGCTAATTGCTTTTGCCTTTTGAAATTCAATTTCCATTTTATCCGCTTTCAGGGTTTCATCGTTCAATCTTTCCAATTGAGCAAACAAGTGATCATTCAGATCAGTAATTTTATTTCGTGCCATATTCTTTGATTTTACGGTTTAGTTTTAAGTGCGTTCTTTTAGTTTTAATCAATTCAGGATGATTGATTAATATTTCATTCTTTAATTCGTGATCTACTTTCCGGGATGATGCAGCTAAATAAGTCGCAACCATTGTATCACTAAGATTTATAGGTCCCGAATTACGGTTCATGTTTTCTTCTCTGGTAATTAGTTCCCAATTATCAGCATAAGTGTTCAGCTTATTATAGGTTTTGCAGACTAAGATTAAACCTTTAGGGATAGTTCCGTTTACCTTTTCCCATTCAAATCGGTGCTTGTGTACGTACTTTCCCTTGCTGATTCTAATTTCAATATACCCATCTTTGGAGATCCGTTCTGCTCCATCGTATTTGGTGTTGTGTGGCTCATCGCCTTTCTTGAACTGTGTTTCCTGAATACATTTAATCTTTTCAGGAGACATCCATTCGGTAATTTTCTTTCCTTTATTTGAAGGTGTTTGACCTTTTTTAAATCTGGAGTTTTCCTGAAATTTCTTTGCTATCTCTGCAGGAACATTTAAGCCTAACAGTTTCAATCTCTGCCTTGCTCCGCTTTCGGATCTGCCTAAATTTTTAGACATTGTTTTTGCAGGGATTTTCAAGTAATTATCCTGCAAATATTTATCTTCTATCGGCTTAAATTTTTCAACTTTCATAATAACTCAAAATCGCATCAATTATATCATCAATTTTATACTTCATTAATGATCTTCCTCTTAGGAAGTCCATTATTATTTGTTGGTGCAGGTGATTAAACATTTGATTGCAAAACTATAATTACCGGATTTTGAACTTTGGCATAATACCAATGATTGGTAAGCCACTTGTAAAGCGATGCTTTCGGAAAGTTCATCAACCTGGCCGCTTCGGTAGGTCCCAGATTATTAGCAACTGTATATTCAATCGCCAAACCGATAACCTCGTTTGAGTACCTATGCCCATAGCGACTAACTAAAGGTCTGCCAAAGTTACCAACTGTTTGAGGTTCGTGAATGTTTTCCATTGTTAGGAGAGGTTCAACCCGGTTATTAGCCGGGTTGGTTAGATTAAAAAGGGAGATCATCCGATGCAGAACTTGCCGCAGCCGCTGGTTTAGCCGCATCAGGCATTTTAGCATTACCGAAATAGACTTTGTCATCTGGTGCATCCTTTTTGGAGTTTAGCTGAAACGATAGGACATTACCATATTGATCAGGTTCGTCATTCATCCAGACCGCGATATTTGCGTACAGCTTTCCGTTCTTTTCAGACTTGTTAAAAGCTGAATGATTCTTTTTAAATGCTTCGCTAAGATCGGTCATGCAGATAGATCCATGCATAGGTTTGTTTGCCATAATTAGATTGAGTTTAAAATTAAAGTTAAATATTGGGTTGCTTGCTTGATTTTGGTTTCCGCTTGTTCAATGTCTGCCAGCAGGTTTGCACGTTGTAATCTTATCCGCTTAAATTGATACTTTCCGGGATATTCAGGATGATAAGATACGAAATCAAACCACTCGCGCCCGGTAATTATCATATAGCCGATTATCTGCCAGTAACACTCTTTGTAATCCGCTTTTAGATCGCTTGTAAGCGAATGTACCAAATGCGCAGTAATTGTATAAGGGCATTTGATTTCGATGCCTCCATCCTCATCTATCAAACCATCAGGCGAACCGCCGAAGTTGTCTCCATAAGGAAGGTAACCCGATTGCGTAACTTTGCATCCGAAAACCTCCTCATAAATACCGATCGCAATAGGTTCGTGCATTACGCCCCAGTCTGTGTATTTACTTGAAAAATCATCTTTGGCAGGTTTGCCGGTTAGTTTTTCAGCAATGCATTCCATTACATAAGTGATTGCACCATCTGAAAGTTTCCCAGCTTCTTTGTCAGCTTTGCTTTTCGGTTCTGTCATTAATCTATGTAACTGACTGCATGAGAACCGCCCCATCCTTGATTTAAACCATTCGTCTGTGCGCTGGTTTTCGTTTTGTGTTCCAGTGATAATCATGATTGCGAAGCTTTAATATCATCCATTGGTACATCCTTAGAATACATCCCGGTAAACTCAACATCGGATCCGCCATCGGTAAACAATTTACCAAGTTTTGAAGCTGCGTTCTTGAGCGCCAAAGATTCCGCGGCCGGTGCGTTCTTTTGAATAGCATCCTGGATAATATTTTCGATTTCTAAGGGTTTAGATCCTGACTTTAATTGTATCGGCCAAGCACCCACGCCTGATAAATTGCGAACGCGACCGGTAATCGGATTAGTAATTGATAGCGTTCCGTACACTAAAATCGAATTGGCCATAATAGAACAGTTCTTGATTTCCCAGTCATAATCTTGAAAGATAGTAACAAGATTGTTTTTCACTCGCTCAATCGGCTGGTAGGTAATGCCTTTGTGTTCCTTTAGCCATGATTTTGGCGGTGCGGTGTTTAGCAAGGAATTTAAACTATCCATTTTTACGGATAGTCCCAGGTCTTTTACAATCGCTGGCAGGTTTGGTTTTTTGGTTTCTGTACTCATATAAAATAAAAATGCCTTACTTGGGTTTGGCGCTGGAAGTCACCGCCCCCGAAATAAGGCTCTTTAAGTTTTTAAAATCCGCTTCCAGACGGTTTACTAAATTAATAAAAATTATTGTATATCCAACATCAAAACAAACATCTCTGCTACAAATATTATAACAACTAAGATCATTGCTATAATGATAAGCCAGAAATTGTGGTTTGATTCTGGATCGTGGTCATCGTGAAAATGCATCATCTCAATATCTCCTTTGCTAACTTTAAAGCTGATTCCTGACCTTCCTGATGACAAACGCCACCAGGTTTAATTCGATTAATAATTTTAGTCCACATTCTCATTTTCAAAATTTGATTGTGGATATAATCATGCCATTGATTAAACTGATCTGAATGTAATTCACGTGAATAATGCTTTGGCATCCCATGCTCCCAAGTGATGCTTTCACCACTTGGAAGGATTGTTGATTTAATTAATAATGTTTTCATTTTCTTCGAATTGATTTAAAATTTGTGTTAACCGATAATTATCTAAATTTAAAAAATTACTCATGATAATAATAGTACCATAACTCAAATCAATTATATAACGATTGATTTTTAGTTCTTGAATGAGTGATTTTATGGCGTTCGGGTACTTTTCGCCTTCCGATTGCAATATAGCAAGTGCTTCAGGCTTTAGTCTTTCAAATAGGTTATTCATTTTCTTCATCCCTCCTCCGATCGCAATCATCATGCTGATGACATTTACATTTTTCAATTCGGGCATCGCAATATCCGCAATGCTCGGCTGATGTTTCTGTACGATTGTACAATTCATCATAATAACCGTCTAAATCCATAATATGCAAGTTTTAATCCGGAACATCCCGGTACTGCCAAATCCCCATGCCGATTAAGCTATGGGGTGACAGATTCCGCAGACTTGCGGAACTGGGGAATGTTAATTACTTGCTTTTATTGCTCCTGTTGTAATTAATTGTTTAAAAGCACCAAGTGACATTTTGTTTCCGGAAACGCCTGCACAATTTTTTTCAAGTCCTGAAGCGTGATCGCTGATGCGGATAGTAATTTCTGTTTTGCCATTATAAATAAACATGTTTGCAAAACATTTACCCTCATTCAATACCTCAACATTTAATCTAACATAGTGGGATAACCCATTTGTTAAGCACGTTTCAACATTGACGTTGCTATAACCCATTTCGTTCATCATAGCCACAACTGGAGATGTGTGATCGTATTCTGTATTAAATTGTAATTTTTTAAATGTAGTTATCATGTCTTTGTGTTTTGGTATAGTCAAATATACAACTACTTTTGATATAAAAAAATTATTTTGATATTTTTTTTCATTTTTTTTAATTCCAATAAAATTTATATATTTGTAGAAATAAATTAAAAATCATGAGTGAAAAATTAAAATCAATCCCGGTGTATCTTCCGGATGAAAAGCTTGCCGCATTAAAAGAGATAAGTAAAACTAAACGCCAGGCACGTACTCGATTAATCGAGCAAGAGCTTGACAAGTTATTTAAAAGAGAAGGGTATAATTTTAAGTGAAAGAAATGATGGAAAAGCAGACAGCAGTAGAATGGTTCTTCAGTGAACTTGAAAGAATGCAATATTTTATTGGTAATGATATGTTACAAGCATATAAACAAGCCAAAGAAATGGAAACGCAAATCAAACCAATAACACCTGAAGCCTTAATTGAATTGGGGTTTATAGATACTTCATACGCGGATGAAGGGATTACATTCACAGAATTTAGTTACTACCATGAATTATTTAAAATTCAGGTTTATGGTGATAATGTAGTTGATTTAAAAATTGGGGGCGAGTGGCAATCTACCAACGCAACAACAATAGAGGACATAAAACATTTAATCAGACTATTTGCATGACCACAGAACCGAAGAGTATCGAGAAATCAAAGATTACTGGATAAAACGTATCAAAGAAATGTCATTGACAAGATTAGAAGCATTTAAGCACTTTGATTTAGTTGAGTTTACAAATGGATATTCAAAAACAAGTCCACAAATAACAATGGAATGTAAAGGAATTGAAGTTGGTACAGGAAAAGTCGAATGGGGTGCAGTTCAAGATGTTCAATATTTTGTCATAAAACTTGGTCGTGAGGTCGGTCGGCAGAATTGCTGATAACTCAAAAATATACGCAAGTTTATAGCGGTTTACTAAATATCCACCATGCAACAACTAATAAACTTCTTATTTATAACCCTGACAATTTACGTGACCTTATGGATCATTGTTAAACTGTTAAATCTGATTCGGATCTGTTACCGCAGTTTTGGCAATCACCCCAGAAACCAATCCGATAATTAATAATTTTTCACCGATTGAATAAAATTGCTCCAGTTCAGGAATAGCCATTAATCCAGTCCCGATTGTTCCTAAAGCAATTCCAAAATAGATCAGCTTTTTGAAATAGGCTGGAGTTTTCAATGCCAACCTTCTTAATGTTTGTTTTGCGAAATTCATGATTTTATAATTGTTACCAACGTGCCTCAGTTCCTCTGCAATCATAGTGACAGAAGCTAGGATAAACACCAACACCACCCTGCATCATTTTACCCTCTTTGATCAGCTTTTTTATAATGTCTGCTAATTCTGCAGGTGTATATTTTGAAGTGACCAGATCAGCCGCCTTTGCCAACTTATGTTGACTTTTTGGACTGCCTCCGATAGAGGCATTATAAGCCTCTGTACGGTACGCAGAATTTAAATGAATAGGAATACCAATAAAGTCCCGAAGTGCTTGTAGCTGCTCAGCTAATAGCCTTACATTTGCCTCTAATGCTTCCGGTACTTTACTCCCATCGTTACATTTAAACTCACGAATGTGAAAATTTGCACTTAACTGCCCTGCTCTCACTTTTTCTTATTTAAAATATTCTCAACTATCCCGATAATGAAATCAATGATCTTGCGCTCCAATTTCGGGAAAATTAGTTTTATCACCCATCCCAATACTCCGGGAACTGCTTTTTTAATTTCAGGGATTAGATTAGTCTTAACCTCTGTTTCAATAAATTCTATTTCTTCTGCTTTCATTTGATTTTGTTTGTGACTTTTATGTAATACCTAATTGCAAAAACACCGCTGACAATAGCGACCAGGGAAGCTATCAATGTCACGATCGGTTGCACATCGGCAATACTTAATATTGCTCCTGATACACTTACTGCGGTCGCTAAATCAGCGTTATTATTTGTCATCTTTTAATTGAGGTTGTAATTGTTTAACTAACTCAGCAGCTACTGCTTTTACTTGAATGTGAGGACTTGTTGACTGCTCAATAACTGCCAATACTGCTTCCCATTCTTGTAACCGTAATTCAACTGTTAACTTTTGTGGTTCTGCTATTGTTTGTTCTGGTTGTAATTCTGTTTGTACTTCTTCTTTGGTTTTCATTGGGTTGTTTTTTTGTCAAATATAATTAATTATTGGGTTGTGTTTCTTCTTGTATCGGCTCAGGCTTTACATAATCTTCTAAGATAGTTAGATTAAGTTTTGCTGCAATCCAATCCCACGCGAAAGTGTCTTCGTTCCATTCTTGATAATCCTGATTAGACATTGTTAAATTACCAGATGCAAGTACCTCTTGATTATCGTCTAATAATCCATACCAAAAATTTGCAGAATTATTTAGTTGTAAATTAGTGCCATAAGCATTTAGAATAGTTGCTTCTTTAGTTTGCCCTTTGTCCCATATAGAGATTGACTCGATTGTTTTCATAATTAGTTATTAGTTGTTTTTGCAGTCAGATAATATGTAGTTCCATCAATTTCTATCTCAATAGTTCTGTTTTGTAATGTTGGTGTTACTGTTGCCACGTTACCGATTTTAAAAGGTTTCGCAGTACCTCCAGATGGGGATCCAGTTGTTATGGTTGAACTAAACGAAGCTGCTCCTGTGGAGGATAAAGAAAATACTGGTGTTGTAAATGTCTTACCTCCTGCAGCTGTTGAAGGCATAATTTCAAATGCTCCTGCAATACTATCATTATTAGATATTTGCCAATTCGTTGCAGAATTGGATGATGTAAATTTAAGTCTACTTGTACCATTCGAAGTTAATCCATCTCCAAGAGCCATAACGCCTGAGTTGTCTCCTACTTGCAGTTGTTGGGTTGGCTCCTGTGTACCAATTCCTACGTTACCTGAACCACGTATAACCATAGCATCAATACCATTTACAGCGCTACTTTTTCTTACGCCAAAAAATAAAAAGGATGTTACATCATCATCTAATGATGCAATATATTGTTCATTTGTAACTCTTGAAAAAAGAACCACTCCAGTGTTAGCAGTCCCATCATTTTTAACGACTAATCCACTTGAACCATTCCAGTAATTTGTTGTATTCGCACTTGTAAACGTCCCACTTGTTCCTGCTAATGCACCTGTAAGCGTAGCACTTGTTCCTGATAAAGCCCCTGTAATTGTTACTCCTCCTGTTAGTGTCCAATTTGTTCCATCGTGTTGTGCTTTGACTGCCCCTGTACCATTACCAATTAATATGTTATTTGCGAGAGAACTTGAGCCTGAAACAACATTTGCACCTATAAAAGTATTGTTTGAACCTGTTGTTAAAGTACCACCTGAATTATAGCCAATTCCAACATTATAGCTTCCTGATATGTTATCAGTTAATGCCGAATATCCTATTGCAGTATTACTACCACCCGTAGTATTTGCAGTTAATGATATATTTCCAAATGCAGAATTTTGACCTCCTGAAATATTAGCACTTAACGAAACGTATCCTAATGCAGAATTACTAATTCCTGTTGTATTATACTGTAAAGAAGAAGAACCTACGGCAGTATTAAAATTACCATCTGTATTAGCATTTAATGCAGACTTTCCGATTGCCGTATTAGCAAGTCCTGTATTATTAGATGTTAAAGCATCTACACCTATGGAAGTATTGGTAGCTATTGAACCACCCCCCTTACCAATATTAAGCCCATTTACTTTTAAATCAACGCTAAATGTCTTATCCCCTGCAATCGTTTGCGTTCCTGTGGTTATTAAACCTCTATTACTTGCACTTGCACTTGGAATATTGAACGTATGGGTATCAACTGAGCTGACAATAGCAAAATCAGTACCTGTACTTCCAACTGCGAAATATTGAGCCTGCTTACTTAATCCGTTTAGAGAAGTTAAACCATTTGAAAAGGTTGTAATTATCTCAGATAAATGATTGTCCTCTGTGTGCAAAGTAATTGTTCTGCCTGAATGAGTAACATAAACCCGAATAGCAATTCTATCTGTTATTGTTAAGACTGTCTCAGGAATACCAACCGATGTATAATAAATATCTATTGCCGTTCCATTTGTAATGCCTTCAGGAGTTGCAGAACTGCTACCCAATAGAGTAAATGCCGTTCCATCATATTTATAAACCTCAACATAAAATGATGGAGTACCTCCGTTAGATGATGCACTAAAATACATCTCTACGTTCCAATTTCCACCCGGTATTAATAAAGATGCCGGATCATTTGCGTCTGTAATAAACTGAGCAACATAACCATTCGCTGCAATACTAAAATCAGTACCTGCCCCGATAACAGGAGTTTTATTCATTTCGTAGTACGTATTGCCTACAAATGTACCCTGATTGACTGAGCCGTTAAGATAATAAGAAACCGAAGATCCACCGCCACCAGTTGTCGGAAAATCAGCCAAAGCACCATCGCCTCTAATGTATTGAGATGCTAATCCAGCAGCCGTTACTGCCAATGTCCCTGCACTTGTAATCGGACTGTTAGCCACACTAAAGGCCGCAGGCATCGTTAAGCCTACCGATGTTACTTTGCCATTTAACTGATTTTGAACTTTACCGAATGCCTGTAAAATAGTATCAGTTGCCAATATTGCCGTACCTGTAACCGATAACCCTGTAAGCAGTTTACTAGTCACTCTAGCATCCGTAACAATCCCAGCTACTGTAGTTCTATACGCTATCTGATTACCTGCTATGGCAATAGATATAATATTGGCATCAGCAACCGAACTCGGTAATGCTGGAAAGTCTTTTAAATAAATTCCATTAACTACTGGCATATCCTTTAATTTACAAATACATATTCATCACCACCATCATCCACATAAATACCATCATCCTGAGCCCAAACATAGTAAACCACATCAGCATCAACTATTGCACCATAACCTGTGATAACTCCTGTAAATTTAACAAAATCCTCTGATGTTCCTGTAATCTCTAAACTTTCCAGAAATCCCTCCCCCGCATCACCCTCATTAGTATCTAGGTTGATCATTGACCAATCCATCATAGTTCTTGACCTTCCTAATGCTTTTAAATCATTCCATCCTATGATTGCCTGATCTACGGCATAAACCGCCTCAAAGTTTACAGAATAGGAATGTAACTGACCTAACTGCTTCTGCCCCATTTCCTGAGTGCTTTTGCAAGTCTTAATAAAACTAATTGATTCGCTCAGGCTATTGCTTAATAAACAACCAACTGGCAAATCATTAATATAAAGCATTAAGTTAGTCATAGCCTGTTATGTTTCCACTAAATTTAATAAAATCCTGAACCTCGCCAACTATCTCTAAATTTTCTATAAATCCCTGTCCTTGCTCACCTTCTATTCCATCGCCTATAATTAACCAATCAATCTTAATTCTTTCAAGCGCTTTTAAGCCTGTCCAAGACATTATACTATTATTAGTAGTCATAACACCCTCAAAAGGAATTGAGTACGTGTAGAGCCTCCCTAATTGAGATTGCGCGCCCGATTGAGTAGTCTTGCAAGTTCCTATAAAACTAATCTGCTCTGACCTACTAAATGAACTCAAACAACCTACTGGCATATCGTTAATATATAACATCATGGCGTTCCTTTTACAGTTACTCTAGTGGTCGCTCCGTAATCAGGCACTAACGTATAAACTAAAGCAATTTCATCATCTACTATCCTGCCTAAAACCGCCTTACAGATATTTTGTTGAAGATCATAGTTTAGGCTTAAATTCATAAAGTAGCTATCTGGTATAAGATTAATAGTCCATCTTTGCAATGGGTTAAAATATCCAAATATAGATCCCTCAAAGCGCACAAATGGTCCTGCATAAAGTCTCTGTTTTTCCTCAACTGCAATCCGTAAAAATGCTTTACTAGCTGCATAAGGCTCAGCCAAAATGCTTTCAGATATGCCCCGCCTTGTCCATAAAGTTGTTAGTGTTGTTTGATCAGGACCAAATATTGCACCGACAAATAATTCATTTGCACTATCGCCATTAAATACATTGACTGTTTCTGGTACAAAAGTAAATTTTCCATCCTGAGTAGCTGTATGCATTTCACCTATCTGATCACCAAAATCTAAAAATAAAAATGCAGAAATATTAGTATAGATTATATTGTTTCCTGTTGCCGTAGGCGCTAAAATTCTAAATGCTATATCACCACTTATAGGTGCAGGATCTGTTAAAATTATAGCATCACCACCAACGCCAACTACTGATGCAACCTGATAATAATCTGAAACACCTGCACCTGCAAGTTGCCAACTTCCATTTTGTTGCAAATAATAAATATTGCCTGATGCATCCAGAGTGATTGAAAAATTCATATAGGCAAAGAAATCAGGATCTGGATTTTCATACGTAACCACTACCTTTAACCTTTCTTTATTTGTTGCGGTATAATTTAAAGGTATTAGATTATTGTTTTCGTAATAATTAGTAACATTTGGCGGATCAAATGGATCAGCCTCGTCATAAAATATAATACCTCCAGTTGGCCATAAACCAACATACATTACACCTGCTTTAGTCCATCCCGAAATAGTAATTGTATCACATGGTCCTACTGGAGTAGGCACACACCCCAGAGTGCCAAAGAAATTAGGATTGTCTAACTGTTCATAAGGATTCTGCAATTCGCCATACCGATAAGACATAGACGCATTTTTATATGGTCTATCAATCATTTTCATTTGGTCAGTATTAATATGGAAGTAAGGTGCTAAAACAATGCCCTCGCTCTCACCTCCTAAAGTAGCATCTAAATCAGTAGTAACAGTTGGCTGATCATAAATCCGATAACCATCTAAATATCTACGGAATACTAAATCACCACTTAAAGCTAGTTCAGTTGGTCTATAAATATACCACTCGCCATCACTTTGAATCATTACCGCAGTCCATTCCTCTAGTATTGATCTTAGCACATCTTCGCAATTCATTGGCGTAAATTGGTCATCCTTTATATACCGCTCAGCATTTATGTAAGCCATGTCAAAAGGATCGTAAGAATCGCCCTGTGTCATGCTTGTTTCATAAATATTAACGCAAGTATTAAGAACTAAACTAGGTGCATCTAAGCGCACTAAACAGGCTTGTATAACCTCTATAAATGTTTGCTTACCTAAATAGAAGTTCCCATCATTCTGAACATAAGACAGATTTTTAAGCAACCCTAAACCATCTACTGCATTGACAGAAATAGCATAAGGAGCAAAAGTAAATGATTCCTGGCATCCATCTGGAATTATAAATCCTTGCCATATTAAATCATCAAAGTTTCCCGGACTTGCATAACAAACACCATTTGCATTTGCATAGGCTTGACCTTCAGCAGTAAAACCTGTATCAGCATCTGCCAAAGCCTGAGCCGCTGCCTGACTAGTAACGCTAGTATAGTTTTTAGTAAATACCTCACTAGATCCCTCGCCAGATGCGCATGATGTTTCAAAGACAGCAGAACGGATAGCAGTATATTCTGTAGATGAATGAGTGCTTTGCAAAAATACATTTATATCAGTTGTAGGTATAATAGTTGTATCTATTGCAAAAGGGAATACGACAGACCTTTCAGTTGGTATTCCTGTAATTTGCAAATTAACGCCATTATTACCAGATGATGATGTATAACTAAATGACTTAATTAAAACAGTATCACCATTATTAATATTAAATGATCCTGAGGATGTATTAAATTGATTTACAATCTGTACACCATTTACCAATATTTCTAAATTTGTATCAACACCAGATAAGTCCTCCTCTAATTCCCAATTTACTATAAAAGTGCTAGGAGTAACTTTACGATATATCTGTACCATAAATTCCCTTTCATTCTCAGTATATAAATCCTCTAGCTGAAAGTCCTCAGTAGCTATTAAATTTAACGTACATTCAGAACCAATGATAGGCTCTAGCTTATTACTTGAAGTATTTTGATAGTTAATCTGAATTGGATTCTCCTGAGCCTGTATTTCCTCTATAGCACCTGCATAATCTAACTGAGAAATACTACATAGATATTCATCTGGTATGGCATTAACAATCCTTGTATCTCTGTCTGAATAAAACGTAAAATAATATCTTTGATTATAACTCATGGCCCGAATCTCTGTAATTTAGCACCTGCTCTGTTTAATACACCAATTAAGTTAGTTCCTGAAATCTCAAAAACAACCCGCCCGCCGCCAAAGTCCTGAGCAGACCCTGCAGCACTTGTGCTGATAGTAGATGATGCCTGTGGTATAGGTGCTTGTTGTTTCTTTTTAAATAAAGATGCAATACTTGCTACTGCGGCAACACCTGCTAAGATAGGTAACAATGCTCCGCCGGATGCAACTGTTGAACTACCAAGAACTGCAGAAGTTCCTCCAGTTGTTACTGCATTAGTTGCGGCCTTTTTACCCCCAATCTTTAATAAACTACCAACTGCGCTAAATATACCTCCTGCGTCTTTTTTTGCAACTCCTTTTTCGCTAAATGATAATAAATTTGTTACCTGCTTTGCCGCATCACTTGCTATAATTGATAATAAAGTATTTAATAATGCCTTGCCTAAACTATCAAATGAAAATTTACCATTCATTAATATGTTATCAAAGAATGTTTTAAAATTGCTTTCAATCTGAGGCAATAAACTTTCATTTACATATACTTGCCAATCTGTTAATCCTTGTTTTAATGGATTTGAAAGATTTTGAGCAATTACAGGCCCAGCAGATGCAATACCCTCTCCAATTCCTAATGCAGCACTAATACCTATTTCTTTTCCTTTGACTTCAATTTCAGTAGGATCAATAGCTAATAATTGATTTTGTAATTTTTTTATTATGCTACTATCCGCAGTAAACCCAATACTTATTAAATCATTAATAGCCTTTTTTAAAGCAGTAACTCTTTCCTCGTTACCTTTACCAAATGTAATTGATAAATCAGCAGAAATTTGTTTAAAATTAATGCTTAATGTTTTTAATATATCTGATTGATTTTTTAAATTTTTTGTTAATTCTTTAGGTTTTTCTGCATCAATTACAATTTCAGCACCTAAATTTTTAATTAAATCAGAAGTTACATTATCTATAAATTCTATCTCTTTTGCCGCTGATTTTATTTCATTTTTTAATCTATTAACATCTGAAATACTTTGATTTGCTGCCTTAGTTATTTGAGTAGATTCAAATGATGCTGCCAAACCAGGCAATGCCTGACCTTTTACTTTTGTTTTAGCAAGTGTTATTTCTGCTTCCTTTTCAGCTTTTTTTAAAGAAATAGTGTCCTCTAATTGCTTATTAACTAATTTTTGTCTATTAGCCGCACCAGCCTCTGCTAAACCCTTTGCTAAAATAGCTTTTGTTAATTTTTCATAAGCTATTGCTGCTTTTCCTGCAATAACCTCCTCTGCAGTAAAACCTTTTAAGTATGTAGGGTTTTGTTTTATTAATTCATCAGCTATTTTTTTTCTTTCCGCTAATGGTATATTTAAATTTTGAGTAGCTTTATAAAGGCTTTGTAATTGAGATAAATCTTTAGATGCATTTGCCCTGCCTTGTGCTTGAACATCTGAGTAAACTTTTATACTTTCTGTAAGATCTTTATAAGCATTAACCGCAACTTTTGTTTCTTTATTTGCCTTTTGTTGGTATTGTTGATAGAATAAAACGGCAGCAGATACAACAGAAAAGGCAATCCCTAATCCAGCAGGCCCCATTAAAGATGACCCTAAAGCCTTTAATGCTGAACTGCTTGACCCTGTTTCAGCCTTTAACCTTTGAAATGATTCAAGCAAAGGATTTAAGTTGTTCTGAATAGCTATAAACCCAAAAGGCGCATCTTGTGCAACTCTTCCTAAGTTAGTTAAGGCAAAGGCAGCAGAGTTAGATCCTTTGACTAAAGGTGCGCCGAGTGTATCTCCTAACCCTTTACCTTTACCAGCTAATCTATCAGCTTCTTTTATAAAATTTTGACCAAAAGTAAATTTAGCATTATTAATTAATGCAAATTTGCCTAATGTAGTAGTTGCAAAATTACTGATTTGAGTAGTTGCCCCTTTTAAATCTTTATCTAACTGGCCTAAAGGTGCGCCAATAGGTATCTCAATTCCTTGCATTTTCCAGATATTTTATCATTGCCCTATTCATCTGTTCTTTAATTTTATCCATGTCCTTAATCTCATCATCCTGATAAATAAAAGACATGAACTTCTTAAAACTAGGCATTCCCTTATTCACGTGAACTCTCATTCCGTTCCAGGTTGCCCATCCAATCCGTTCCCAATCTTTTTTTTCTCTATTAAAAAAGCCTTGACATTTAAGAATATATTGATTCCATGTCAAGGCGTAGAAGTCATCAGGCATTAATCCCAGTTCACCAAAAGCAAATGTCAGCACATCTTTATTCCAATTTAACTTTCCGCTTTGCTTTTTTTTTGTTCAGTAACCTCTGTATTTAATCCCAAAACTCTGAAAACTTCTTTTGAAACGATAACGACTAATTCACCGCTAGGACCTCCGCTAGAATCAATCCATTCATGAACATCAAACTCGGTAAAATCAACAATTTCACCTTTTTTTAATATTGGATAAGTTGCCGCGTGGAACATAAACATTCTTAGAAATGGCAGTAACTGTTTACCCAATATATCAGATAAATCAGAAACCGATGCATCAAAATGATTTAATGTTTGCTCTAAAGCATAATTGCCAAAGAAAAACTGCCTATCAACTTCTCCAATTTTATACGTTAAATGTCCTTCCATAAATTAGTAACCAGGATAAGGATCTACTTCAGTAATATCACCGTCACCTAACATAGTGCCTGTAAATGTAATAAACTCACCCTCGGCACCTGTAATCTCTAAAGCGCTAAAATAAGCTGCTCCATATTGTGCAGCAAAGTTTGGTTCTTCTGTTCCATTTTCTTTTAACAATGCTATCTGGTATTCAGTCAAAGCCTTTGCTCTAGCAAGGTTTTTAATAGTATCCCAAGATGCTTTAGCGGTATCACCACCTGCACCGCTTGTATCTGTAAAAACTCCCTCAAAAGGAATCTCATAAGAATAAGTAGTCGGTTTGCGTCTGGTAACTCCCGGATCGCATTTAGTTACTGTCTCAGCAAAATCCCATGATTCACTGATGCCGTTTGAAGTCAAACACGCTACTGGTTTCCAAGCGCCACCTGTGCGAATGTAAAGCATGAATAAACTTCCTGAGTAAAATTGCTCGTCTGCCATTTTAATTTCTATTTAATTTGTGTTGAAAAGTTAATATGTATTGAAATATGTTTTCTGTTTCTGTTTCTAAAATTGCCTCATTTGTTAATAATTGTAAGGTTTCAACATTTATAAAGTTAGACAAAGTTAAGTTAGTAACCTGTATTCTGTTTTGTATTTCCTCACCGATAACCATAGCAAAACTTAAATCACCATTCCCATTAGGGTATTTGGTTACTATCTGCACGTTAATTGTGCAAAGATACCAATATCCGCACTTTGTTTGCTCTTGTAATCTTGTCTGGCTTGATAATATAACGTACTTAGCCGGGACATTCTTTAAAGGTGCTGACTTTGAATATACTGGAATAGTAACACCACCGACTATTAAATTGGCAAGTGTACTCTTGTATGCATTCAGTATCGCTAGGTTAGCATCCTTCATTTGTCAAATGTAATTATTTTTTTGCATTATATTTTCGTGTTTCAACTTCCAATACTTTCAGTAAAGTTTTAGGATATTGCTGAATGCCTTCAAGGTAGCTAGGTATAAAATATGGTTGTGGTTTTAATCCTTTTCTTAGAATTGAAACTGCGATGATATAAGCTAATTTTGGATCTATACCATGAGTTTGACACCAACCTCTTATGGCATAAACAAAGTCATCAAAAGTACCGCCTTTTTTACCTCTAAATTCAGCTGCCATTTGCTCAAATCCTTTAGGAATACTAACACCTCCTCCAGTACCGAACTCAACATAAGCAGCATAAGGAGCATTTGCAAAAAAGAATGATCTGTTATAACCAACTCTTGCAGTTGTTTTGCCTATGGATTGTCTTAACTGCCCTAAATCTACTACAACTCTTAGCTTAGCCTGATTAACCATTCCTTGTGTAGTTTCGTTTGTAACCGCAACCGCTAATCTATTAGCATCTTGACCAAAAGATTTAATCTGAGATAAAAGTTTCGAAATATCTATTTTAGTTGCCATTATTATCATCAGTAACGGATGCCAAAATCTCATAAAATCTAAATGTATCATCTACATTCCTGATTGAATGAATGGTAAAAAAATTTAATTCGTACAGAATCCGCATATCTTTTGTAGGTGCAAAATCTTTTCTAATACGAATCGTAAATCTAAAGGTTTGGTTTATAACCTGTTCTTGAGCTTGTAACTGTCTATTGCCATCATACGGCTTTATATTTGACCATGTAGATAATACAGGTACAAAAGTAATATCATAATCTTGATTGGCATTTTCAACCGAAGTAAATGTGCCAAATGTAATGCGCTTATCTAATTTGCCTGGATTCATTAGAATAAAGTTATTCGTCTGTAAGGAGATAGTAACAAACTTGCAATAGTAGGGATACCTTGAACTGCATTGTCTCTATTCTCATAATAGTAGGCTATCATTTCTTTGATTGCAGTTTCTATATCGTCTGGAACCTCAGAACCTCCCTCATAATTCCATCCATAACCAGCGACATAGGTAACTGTATTGAATCCAGCTGCTCCAGATATTACTTCCGTATAGCCTTGCGTTTCGATTGTTTCAAATGTCAAGACTTCTAAATCAGGATTTGTTACGCCCTCAACTGATAGCAATGGATAATCATATATTTTTAGCGCACCTGTGACTGGAGTAATTGCAGTTAATTGTCTTTGCCATAAAACCTGTAAGGTAAACTGCTCAGCTTGATTAACCGCAGATTTTATCAATGATGTAATTAATCCATCTTCTATTGTATAGTCTAGGTCTAGTCTTAGGTACATCTTTGCATCCGCTAGGCTCACTACATTTAACTGGTT